TCACCCAAACTTTGCCGCACTGCCGGAAACAGCTGCGAATGCTACAGTGATGTATGATTATATTGAAGACGCACAAAAACATGCAAATTACGCTTTTGTAATTGCAAGACAAATTCTTAATTCAATTAAGAATGACCCAAATTATTTTAACGGATTTACATACTCAGACAGATTCGCTCTAGCTCGTAATAACATACCTTCATTTACGAATATGTGGAATGCTGTCCTAAGGAACATTATAGAAAATGGCAAACAAAAAGCCGGATAACAATGTAGTAGACTTTCCGAAGTTTCTAAACACACCTCCATTAAGTGCATCAGATGTTCAAGAACGTTTGTTGGCATATAAAGAAAGCTACTCATCTGAATTAGCTCAAATTATATGGGAGAATGTATTAGGAGAAATGGATAGAGCTGGTTGCAATTTTGATGAGAATATTGACAAATATTTTCCTAGTATGATACTAGTTTTTGAGTCTATTAAGGCACTACACTTACTCTCTATGGACGTAGAACACCCGCTCCACGCATTTGCTGTGGATAACGTATTAACCACCTCAACAGAAGATGGCGACCTCGTTACGGGTGGTTTTAAAAGAAATGGCGAAAAAAGTGTTGACAATGATGAAGAAATATAGTATAATACACTTTACACTATAATAGGAATATATTATGATATTAGTTGATTACAACCAGGTGATGCTGGCAAGTCTATTTGCAAGCATTGGAAATCATACAAATGTGGAACTAGATGAAAATCTAATTCGCCACATGTTTTTAAACTCTATCAGATTCAATAGGAAAAAGTTTCACAAAGAATATGGTGAAATTGTTCTCTGTTGTGATAACGTTAATGTTTGGAGACGCGATTACTTCCCTTATTACAAGGCAAATCGTAAAAAGAGTAGAGACGAATCAGAGTTGGATTGGGGAGCATTATTTGATGTTATCCATAAAATCCGTGCAGAGATTGACGAGTTTTTCCCATATAAGGTAATGTTCATTGACAGATGTGAGGCCGATGATATTATCGCGACACTTGTACAAGAACACGGTATGGATTTAAATACAGGTGCCGAAAAAATCTTAATCCTTTCCGGTGACAAAGATTTTATTCAGCTTCACAAATACGCTAATGTGGACCAATATAATCCAGTCCTCAAGCGTTTTGTTAGGAATGACAATCCAGATAAATATTTAGAAGAACATGTTCTGAAAGGTGATGTTGGTGACGGTGTTCCTAATGTTCTGAGTTCTGATAATTGTTTGGCGATTGGACAGAGACAAAGTCCTATGACCAAAAAGAGAATGAAAGTTCTCACAGAACAACCAGAAGAGATGGACGAAGAAACCAAATTGAGACTCAATCGTAATAAACAAATGATTGACCTCACAATGATTCCGAGTGAATACAAGGAATCTATTCTTACAGAATTTAATAATAAAAAAGAAGTTGGACGAGACCACTTGTTTAACTACTTTGTAAAAAACAAATTGAAACATTTGATTACAGATATACAGGATTTTTAGTATGGCTATAAAATTATCAATGTCGGAAATTTTATCAGAAACCGGCAAACTCAAATCAAAGAAAGATAAGGTTGCATTTTTACAACAAAATACCAACCCAGCTTTTCTTGCAGTATTAAGACTCATCTACGACAAAGAGATTGAATTCTTAATACCTGACACAGCTCCACCTTGGAAATACAATGACCATGTAGATGCAAAAACAATGCTTTATAGAGAAGCACGTCGTTTGAAAATCTTCATTAAAGGTGGTGGTTATGACAATTTAAATCAAATCAAAAGAGAAAATCTATTCATTAGTCTATTGGAAGACATAGACAATAGCGATGCTGATTTATTGGCAAAGCATATGATTTCACATACACCAGCTAAAGGTGTTACTCTCAAAACGGTTCAGGAAGCATTTCCAAACCTTTTCACAACTCCTATGGATATGCGATAAGGAAAGTATCATGGCCAAGAGGTTTAGGGGTTTTCCTGAATCTGACTGGGAAGATCTTAAATCAGAAGAACGCCGTAAAAAAGAACAACGCAATAAAAAACGGCAGACCAATCGAAAAAAGCGAATCAAGGAAAAATACGGCCGATAGGGGTTGACTTTTGCATTTAAATGTGTTATTATATAACACTAATGGAAAAGGAATAAATTATGAGAAATATAAGTGACAAGGTAATACTCGTTGATTGCGATGGTGTATTACTAGATTGGAAATATGGTTTTTACAAATGGATGACTGAAAGAGGTTATACAATTGTAGAACAAAATCAATATGAGGTACACAAAACATTTGGTATACCTCCGAAAGAAGCTAAGGCATTGGTTCAACATTTTAATGAATCAGCTGCAATTGGTTTCTTACCGGCATTAAGAGATGCCATTAAATATGTAAAAAGACTACACGAGGAAGGTGGTTATGTTTTCCATTGTATTACATCACTCAGTACTGATGAATACGCTGGTAGATTAAGAACAAAGAACCTTGAAAGCCTTTTTGGTAAAAACATATTTGAGAAAATAGTTTGTTTGGAATGTGGAGCTGATAAAGATGAAGCTCTAATACCTTACAAAGATAGTGACTGTTTCTGGGTTGAAGACAAACCAACTAACGCTGTGGTTGGACATGAGATGGGACTTAGGTCTATTCTTATTGAACACGACTTCAACAGAGATTTCAAATCTGATGATGTACAAAAAGTTGCAAATTGGAAGGAAATCTACGAAATGGTCTTATAAATAAAGATATGACAGCTTGGATATTTAATTAATGCCAACTTACGAGTTTAAAGATACAGAAACTGGTGAGACCTTCGAGAAAATCCTTAAAATCTCGGATAGGGAAACCTACCTTCAAGAAAATCCCCACATACAACAAATTCATACTACCAGCCGCCCCGTGATTGAGGCTGGTCGTCTTGGTCGCATGAAGCCTGACCAAGGATTTCGTGATTTACTTTCGTCTATGAAGAACAATAAATCTTATACAGGAAACAAGATTAACGATTGGAAATAACATTCTGGCGTTAATCGTTAAGGAGGTTAACACATGCCAAAAAGTCGTATATCACAGAAGGAGAGAAGAAGATTGCAGAAGGAATCGAAAGGAATACAAAATTCCAAATTCACTATGAAACCCATTCGACCAATCACAATCACTCAGGAAGATATGTTCGATAGTTATAAGGCTGGGTATAACATTGCCGCAATAGGAACTGCAGGAACTGGAAAGACTATGTGCGCCCTTTATTTGGGCTTAAGGGACATTCTTCAAAACGAAGAATATGACCAAATGATTATTGTCCGTTCGGCAGTACAAACAAGAGAACAAGGTTTTATGCCTGGAACTCAAGCCCAAAAGGAAGCGGTCTATTCAGTACCTTATGCAGACATAGTCAATAATTTATTTGGACGCGGTGACGCATTTGAGATTATGAAACAAAAACGCCAAATTAAATTTATGACATCTTCATTTGTCCGAGGTTTAACATTCGATAACGCTATTATTGTAGTTGACGAATGTCAGTCTATGACATACCACGAGTTGGATAGTATTATCACTCGTGTGGGTGAATCTTCTAGAATCATTTTCTGTGGAGACACTAGGCAAGATGACTTGCATGGAAGTCGCAATAGGAACGATATAAGTGGATTAGGTAGTTTTATTAATGTGCTTAATCGTATTCCTTCATTCAGAACAGTAAAATTTGGAATCGAGGACATTGTTCGCTCAGGCCTCGTAAAGGAATATATTATTGCGAAAGACAAATTTGAAACACACAAAAATGTAGTTCATTCTGCATTTGCAGTAGCTTAAGGAGAGGAGATAAGGGACCAGCTTCGGTTGGTCCCGTTTCCTTATAAATATTATTATGACACAAGAGATTGAAAATTATAAACTCAATTGGTTAACCGAAAAATGTTTTCGAGTTATCGTTAAAGATATGGCCGATGCTGATAAGGCAAAGACCTGGTTAAAAGAAACTTTACACGAACGCTCTTATGATTTTTCATTTAACCCAGAAAATAGTGTGCACACATTTATTTTCGAACTAGCCCAGGACGCAAAAAGCCTTAGGGAAGAACTCTATGGCGATGATAGAACCGTCGACGTAAGCTAGAACACACAAACAGGATATATTATGTTTACCCACCACAATCATGGGATTGAATTACCCCATATCACAAGAAAAACAACACCAGAAGGCCGTAGGTATTTTACTCCTACTGGAGAAGCCTATCCATCAGTTACGACTGTATTAGGAATCCTCAGTAGAGCAAGTATTGCCGCATGGCGCAAACGAGTTGGACCTGAAGTCGCTAATAAAATTAGTAGTCAAGCTGCAAGGCGAGGCACAGCCGTTCATAAAATCTGTGAAAACTATATTGATAACAAGGAAGATTGGAAAGAAGGTGTACAACCAGCAAATATGTATATGTTCAATACAATGAGAAATGTGATTGATAAAAAGATAAATAATATTTGGTTCCAGGAGGCTTTTCTTTATAGTGATGAACTTGAGACTGCTGGCCAGGTCGACTGTATTGCAGAATATGATGGAAAACTTTCCATTATTGATTTCAAAACATCGCGTAAAATAAAGAAAGTAGAACATGTACAAAATTATTTTATGCAGGTTTCGTTCTATGCAAAGGCATTCGAGGAAAGAACTGGAATAAAATGTGAGCGTGGCGTTGTCCTCATAGGTGTAGATGATGCTGAACCACAAGAATTTATTATTGACACTACAGAATATTTGGACCACTTTAAAGCAGTAAGGGAAAAATACAAAGATTTATATGAACAAACTCCGGTACATAATAGTTGATGAAGAGATGGGTGTGTTTTTAGGAACATACGATGCCGAACAACTGGGTATAGAGGGCGATCATAGAATGTACGCATGTTTTGCAGAGAATAATCCTTTTGGATTGACCACAGCTTGTTCATTTAAAACAATGCGAATTGCAGAACATTTTATAAATGATATGTTTCCGAAAAAGAAACAAGGCTCTTTATTAGCCTTACCAGTACAAACGGACACAGAATTTCCAAGTGTAGTGGATATGATTAAGGCAGGTTATGTCGACCATTGTGGCGATATGCTTGACCAAATGTTCGAGGCTGGACCACAAACAGTTCATTAGGGGTTGACTTTAGGAACCAGTTATGTTAGAATACGAAAATGGAAAAATCAAGTAAACTTATCAACGACGCACTGATGTTGGCTATTCAAGCCCACGGTGACCAACGCAGAAAATACACAGGTGAGCCCTACGTATTGCACCCTATCGGCGTTTCAAAGATTGTCGAAACCGTTGAACATACGCCAGAAATGGTGGCCGCTGCACTGCTACACGACGTTGTAGAAGATACCCCTGTTACATTTAGAGAAATTAAAGAACAATTTGGCTCAACAGTAGCTGAATATGTACACTATTGCACAAACGTTTCCGAAAAGGAAGATGGCAATAGAGCGTTCCGTAAGAAAATGGACGCTGACCACTTCGCTTTGGGACCACCCGAGTCTCAAACAATCAAGGTCGCTGATTTGATACACAACAGTGTGTCCATAGTTCAGCACGACCAAAAATTCTTCCACAAGGCTTTCAAACATGAAAAGACCTATATGATGGAAGTGTTAACTCAGGCAGACCAAAAGCTCAAGGACCAAGCTCAAAGCATTCTTGACGAATATTGGACTCCAATCCACAAGAAGTAATATACTAGAAAGTTATAACGTTATAACAAAATAGTCTAAAAAATCTGTTGACTTTAACGAGTAGACGTATTATAATGTCTACATCAAATAGGGAAATAGGTGACATGAATATTTACGAAATTTACATACATGGAATCAGTAAAGGTTTTATTAAAGCTTGGTCGGAATCGGCTGCTCGTGAAACCTATTACATGCGTCACGGTGACGCTTCTGGTTTCTTCTTTGGTTATGACGACATTAAAGTTATTCAGCGATAAGGATTATATTATGAGTTGTGAAGTTCGCAAATTTGATATTAAAACTTTCCAGGGCAGTATCCCTTCAGGATTTGAGTTAATCGAATATGAGGAAGGTACTGACCCTGTCGAGAATGGGATGGTCCTGTATGGTTTCGACGAAGTCGGAATGTTCTGTGAGAATCCTCGCCACGCTTTCATATCGTTTGGAGATTAATATGGATATTGTAAAACACATTGAACGTAAGGTCCTCGCTCTACAGGAGGCAGAGGTCGCAATGCTGACCTTAAATGACCACCTTCAGAAACAACACTTCCCACCAGAAACTCTAGCAATGATTTCTGAGTTAAAGGTAGATTTGTTTGAAATCCGAGACGCTCAGGCGTCAATGCAAAATAATTAAAACTTTTTTCAGAAAAGTGTTGACTTTAACAAGCAATTTTGGTATAATGGTACCATAATATGAAAAAAGGAGAAAAAATGAAGTTAAATGATTTAATAAACGAGGTTAATGCCGAAAACGCACCTAGGATTTTTGAAAAAGGTCCTTCGTTTGTAATGAATCAAATTGACAACGCGGCTGAATGGATTTGTTCAGATTGGCCAGAAGGTTGTGGTTTTGGTTCTTCAGACAGAGCTGCTGTTTTCAGAAGTGCTTTAAGAGATACAATCGGTGCAAGGTTCGCTGAAATGTTC